ATCAACAATAGGGGGTCAATTGTTCTGCCATTGCCGTCAAACCTGACAGAAAGCTTCGACGTTAGAATGAACGGGGTAGATTTGAAAACGTTGGGGAATACCATTGCCAAAGGCGTAGATAATGCTGGTAGAGGGGAGGCGACTCCTGAATCGTTGGGAGCCAGTTTGGTAAAGGGTATAATCGACGCTTACAATGATGTGACGAGCGATTTCGATAAGAACAACCCTTTGTCATCTTTTTCGGAATGGGGCAGTGCTACCAAATTCCTGTTGAGGAACCAGTTGGATAGGATTTCGCCAACTGCATCTGCGGCGGTTGATGTTGGTCTAGGAACGGCCATGAACCCACATGTCGCCGTCAACTTCGACGGGATGAACCTGCGAAATCACACTCTGGCATGGTCATTTGCGCCGAAATCCAGAGAAGAATCCGACAAGCTGCGGAGTATCCAGAATTTCCTTAGACGCGAGATAACACCGAAATTCGTCGGCGATGGAGCGACAATCGCCAGCCGAACCGTTTTGAGATATCCGAGTATGGTCGATTTATTCTTTGTCGGAATTGACCCCGGCTATTTCTACTATTTCAAAAGATGTCTGGTGCAGTCAATGGCCATGGATTATACGCCGACAGGTGGCCATGCCATTCTACAAGGCGGTAAACCCGCATTCGTCAACATGTCTCTACAGCTTATCGAAACGAGTATTCACACGACAGAGGATTACGAATGAGGAATAACTATTTTGAGGCATTCCCGAAGGCATTATATTCCGGCAAGGTAATTCGGGATATCAAGAGACGTGTCAAGATACCGGATACCTTGACCGGAGATCCGTATGTCTATCTACCATATACGATTACCGGAGACGAAAGACCTGAATTGATTGCCTATCACTATTACGGATCGGCTTCCTATGTCTGGTTGGTATATCTTGCAAACGATATCATAGACCCTTATACCCAATGGCTGATGAATGATGAAGTGTTCGAAAACTACCTGATAAAGAAGTATCAGGAGAAATCCGGCACGATTGGCAATGACGTGATACGTTGGACAATGAACACGGATATTGATGACAATATCGTACATTACGTAAACAAGGACGATCCGAATATGAAGATATCCCCGGATACCGTAAAGTATTCGGCGGATTACGTCGCATCGGAATGGATTCCGGTTCGGGTCTATGATTACGAAGTCGCCTTGAATGAGAGTAAGCGTGTCATTACCTTGGTCAACAAGGTGTATCTACAAAGATTTCAAGATGAGTTGCAAAGGGTGATCAATGGTTAACAGAATTCAACCGGGCAGGTTTCTTCTGGACCGATTGCAGATAGAGGATTACCGAGGAAACGACAAAGAAGATATTCGCAACATGTTGCATATTGCAACAGTGACGGAAAGCATGTCATTGGGTTCTATTCGAGGAACGGCATCCATTCTTGATACGATCAACCTGCTATCAAGCTTCCCATTAAGAGGCGAAGAAACCCTCACCTTCACCCAAAGGGATTCCCTTGACACCCAAAGGACCGACAGGCTCAGCCTGTTTGCGGTCACAGATATCGAACCGAACAAGACCGGCACCGGAAATCTGTACAAGGTCCATTATACAAGCCCCGAGAAGCTTCTTTCCGAGACTGTCAAAATCAGCAAGGCTTACAGGGGGCGTATCAGCGATATCGTCAAGGCGGTGTTTGACGAATTCTATTCCATGGGGGAAAAGGGTATAGAGATTGAGGATACCGAAGGTGATTACACTTTCGTCATTCCGAACATGACCCCCGAACGTGTCATGCACTTTCTGGCACAACGGGCATATTCGTCGGAGAGAGGTTCGCAGTCTTTCAGGTTCTTTGAAACACGGGACAGATTCTATTTCGTCACAGACGATTACATGATAGAGAAATATTCCGATAATCCAGTCAAGTTCTTCTACAACAGCGAAGGCAGTTTCGACGGCGAAGGTTTAACCGTCATGATGAACCAGACGATTTCATATCACGAGGCCAGTCGGGCAGATTCCATGGTCGAATTAGCGACAGGTTCCTACAAGAGACGTTTCCTTGAAGTCGATATCCTGAATCAGAGTATCAAAAGAAATGAGATAGGTTATACCGATATCAAGGATGGATTTCCAAAATTTGATCGTGTCTCTAAGGAAAAGCATAGCAAAGACTTTGTTGACGATTACCTTTCGGAAAGGACGGAAGGCCCGGTCATCTTCAAGGATTATGCGGATCAATCGACCGGCAACCGTTTCGGTATGCAGACAATGACTCATTATGACGAAATCCTACCAAACAAATTCATGTATTTTGCCCACAAGAAACGTTCTCAAATCACAATCAAGGTCTATGGGAGAAATACCATTACGGCAGGTATGGTGGTCGATTTCGCCCTACCTGAGATAAGCACATTGACGGATGAGAAAAGACGCAATCCTGTCTCGGGTAAGTATCTCATAGAGTCAATCAACAATAACTTTGTTGAAAGTGAATATACACAAGAAATGCTCCTGTCTAAACTGGAATGGAACGAAGAATGAATGAGGGAATGAATAATCTTGTCGGGTTCATGGGGGTTGTGGAGGATAACCGCGATCCGATGAAGCTTGGCCGGGTTCGGGTGCGAGCATTCGGCTTCCACAGTGACGACAAGACCGAGATACCGACCGATGCTTTACCATGGGCTAATATCATCAATGGCGGTTATGGTGGCGCTTACAAGCCGCCTGCCATCGGGTCATGGGTATTCGGTTTCTTCATGGACGGGGCAGACGCCCAACACCCGCTCCTGATCGGCACTCTGGCATCCATGCCGACACAATTCATGAAAGATACGTCAGGCATTAATTTCGACGGCACAGATCCTTGCAATCTCTATCAGCCGACTATGCCAAGATTGGCCCGCGCCGAATCCCTTGAAGAGACTTCGGTACTGGTCAAGAACGTTCTTGGTGGGCAGGATGTGGAAACCGCCGATGGAGTCAATTGGAAAACACCGACTTCACCTTACAATACCGAATACCCTCATAATGCGGTCTATGAATCATCTTCGGGACATGTCATGGAATTTGATGATACCCCCGGCAATGAGCGAATCAATATCTACCACAAATCAGGTAGCTACATCGAAATTGATGCCTATGGCAACACGATCCATAACAGCCGGGGCGCTTCGACAACGGTTATAGAACGTAATGGGAATGTATTGGTAAGAGGTGATTGTAATATCACGGTCGAAGGTAATGCGACGATCAAATCCGGGGGAGATTTGGCAATGGTAGTTGACGGGGATATGACACATACCGTCCATGGCAGCTATACCCTGAATATAGCCAACCGCTTTGATGTGAATGTCGGGCAAGCTATCCGTGGCCAAGCCGGTAGAATGATTTTCGAGACGACAACGGATTTCATAGATCTCAAATCAGCAGGAGAAATCCGGGTAAATTCTGAAGGCAACATGTCCCTCTTGTCAGGCGCAGAAATGTATCTTGACGGGTCAAAAATTGATCTGGCAGATGGAAAGGCGATTGCCGCAGATTCAACGGAACTAGGTGCCCCCGTCCAACCCAAGACCAAGACGAGAAAACCCAAGATTACCCGAAATCCTCTATCCGTGACGGATATTGACGATGGAGACACAATCGCATGACGTGTAGCAATACAACAATTGTCACGATCAACAGCAATTCGCCGTATATAAGCGAAACCGTCAATGTCGTGACCCCGGAATATTTCACAGGATTATCCGACTACCCGAGAATTCTTGACGAATTCGGGAAGGATATCAATCGTGGCGAAACCCTGCTACGTCGATATGGCGGGGTCGATAATCTATTGCCGGTCATGTCATATTTCAACAATAACCTTTCGCCAATCGTCAAGGACAATCCGAGCCTGTATCCGAATGTGAATGATAGAATCGTTCGGGTAGGTGTTACTTATGTTGAAATGGCGGAATTCATGGATTCCTATGCCTATCCAGATACCGATACATTCCAGAATGCCATGAAAACATCCCCGACAACAATCCTGTCAGAATTGGACAGGTTCTTGTCTGCCGGATTGATTACAACGGCATTAGGTGGATTGTGCAGCTTCGTTCCGGGTATCGCGAATGCAGTCAACAAGATCATGAATGGTGGACTATCCGATATTTCGGCAAAACTGCGGTCATTCGGAACAATCGTCAAACGGGTGGTGGATCAGCTTGTTGCCGATTCCCTGAAGAAGATTGATGCCAGTCTGAGACGTATACAGAATCTTGTAAGTGGGTTTCCTCTACAGACACAAACCTTTCAGTCAATGAATGATCGTATCGGTGAAATGTACGCCGATTTGCGAATATCCCTGTCGTCGGTAAATGTCGAGAATCTTAAATCACGTATCGACACATTGATGATAACCGCATCGAACGCCTTCAAGGAACGAAAGCTTGATGGTAGTATTGTCGAATACCTGCTATACCTGTTCTGTCGTATGTCGTCATTTGTCGAAAGCGATATCAAGAGCATGACAGAACCTTTCGTCAGGCTATCGACAAAATCGGCGGAAGAATACGAAAAGCTGCGGCTTATGTCGGAAGACAATACAAGACAATCAGTCGAGGCAGGTAGATTGTTCGCCGAACCTGTATCTTTGAAACAGGATTGTCAAACGTTCGAAAATCTGCATAATGCCGCGTTCATTCGTCCGCTTGGCAATGACCAGATCACGTCAAGACTTATGGAAGATCTGCAAAAGGATTTCAACTTGACTAGGACTCAAGCCGCTGGTATAGTCGGGAATCTATCACATGAAACTCAGGGGTTCGAGATTTTACAAGAGGTTTCCCCCTTGGCCGGAAGAGGTGGTATAGGATATGCCCAATGGACCGGGGCCAGACGAGAAGCATTCGAACGTTATGTCGCCGAACGCGGTCTTGACATAACTTCATATGATGCGAACTACGGATTCCTGAAACAAGAACTTCGATCAGGTGAAGGACAGGTTTTGAACAAGATTCGGAACACCGATTCCGTCAACGCAGCTACCGAAATTTTCTCTCAAGATTTCTTACGTCCCGAAATACCGCGCATGGAGTCTCGCAAGTCTTACGCCAACCAAGCATACATCAACCCGAGACCTAAAAGTGACGGGTTGGATGGTCGCATGATTTTCACAAAGGGTACGCCAACCCGTCATCATAGTGAATGGAGCAACCTTTCCTTCACCGGAAAAGTTATCAACAATCCTTTCTGGAATTCAGAAAAAGTCGTGTCGATGCGTGACTATGGCGGCGGTCAAGTCATCCCTAAAAAGCTTGGCCTGCCAAATGATGTCGGATATTGGTACACCGAAGCAAAGGTTCTTGAAATGTTGAATGAGGTGGGAAAGATGATGGGACGTACGCTAAACGTCACCTCCGCATTCCGACACCCGGTCTATAATCAATATTTGAGAAACACTGGCGTAGGGGCGGCAAAGAACAGTCAACATCTTTCTGGAAAGGCTCTGGATGTGTTGATGGGGGGTATAAACAGAGATTTATTCGTATCCCGGTGCAAGAATATCGGATTCAAGGGGTTCGGGTACTATAACAGTTTCATACATGTGGATATTGGACCGGCAAGAAGCTGGTCGTCATAACAGGAGAACAAGACATGGAAATTATCTTAATCGCACTTGTAGGTATCGTCGTGGGAGTCTTGTATGGACGCTACAAGAGAAACAAACAACCCAAAGAGATCGTCATGGTGAAGTCTGACAAAGAGAAAAAGTTTAACAAGATGAGTTGAAATCTTTGTTGTCTTCCTCTATGTTCTAAACATGTAAGCGATAGAAGGAACACGAAGATGACCGAACAAACCATGTTTGATTTTGGGACTGGCCCGGTCCCGGCCCACCGCCACCCCAACGGGGGCGGTTGGGTCGCTGATACGGCGCATGTTGCTGATAGTGCATATGTCGGGCCGAATGCTCAGGTTTCAGGTAATGCTCGGGTTTCAGATAATGCTCGGGTTTTCGGAAAGGCTCGGGTTTTCGGAAATGCTCGGGTTTCAGATAATGCTCGGGTTTTCGGAAAGGCTTGGGTTTACGGAAAGGCTCGGGTTTTCGGGAATGCTCGGGTTTTCGGGAACGTTTGGGTATTCGATGATGCTCAGGTTTCTGGGAATGCTCAGGTTTTCGGGTATGCTTGGGTTTTCGGGAATACTTGGGTCTGCGATGATACCAAAATCACTGAATAATCCTGAAAACGTCCCTTCGGGGGCGTTTTTTTTTTTTGACAAATTTCCTTATAGACCCTATATTAAAGATGTAAGCGATAGAAAGGAACGTTGAGATGACCGAACAAACCATGTTTGATTTCGGAACCGGGCCGGTCCCGGCCCATCGCCACCCCAACGGGGGCGGTTGGGTTGCCGATACCGCCTATGTTGCGAATACGGCTTTTGTCGGCCCGGATGCTCGGGTTTGGGGAGATGCTCTGGTTTCGGATAATGCTCGGGTTTTCGGAAAGGCTCTGGTTTTCGGGAATGCTCGGGTTTCTGGGAATGCTTGGGTTTACGGGAATGCTCGGGTATTCGGGTATGCTCTGGTATTTGGGCATGCTCGGATTTTCGAGTATGCTCAGGTATACGGAAAGGCTCATGTTTCCGAATATTCTCAGGTTTCGGGTAATGCTTGGGTTTCTGGATATGCTCGGGTTTTCGGGGATGCTCGGGTTTTCGGGGATGCTCGGGTTTTCGGAAAGGTTTGGGTATGCGGTAATGCTCAGGTTTCTGGGAATGCTTGGGTGTCCGGGGACATCAAAATCACTGAATAATCCAGAAAACGTCCCTTCGGGGGCGTTTTTTACTTGACAAAGTTTCTTATAGTCCCTATATTAAACATGTAAGCGATAGAAGGAACATGAAGATGACCGAACAAACCATGTTTGATTTTGGGACTGGCCCGGTCCCGGCCCACCGCCACCCCAACGGGGGCGGTTGGGTCGCTGATACGGCGCATGTTGCTGATAGTGCATATGTTGGGCCGGATGCTCGGGTTTTCGAGGATGCTCAGATTTTCGGGAAGGCTCGGGTTTACGGGGATGCTCGGGTTTACGGGGATGCTCAGGTTTCGGACAATGCTCGGGTTTACGGGAATGCTCAGGTTTTGGGGAATGCTCGGGTTTATGAAAAGGCTCAGATTTTCGGGAAGGCTCGGGTTTACGGGCATGCTCGGGTTTTCGGGTATGCTCGGGTTTACGGGGATGCTCGGGGTTCCGGGTATGCTTTGGTTTCGCGCAATGCTCGGGTTTTGGAGAATGCTTGGGTTTCTGGAAAGGCTCATGTTTTCGGGATTGCTCGGGTTTACGGAAATGCTCGGGTTTCGGGTGATGCTCGGGTTTCGGGTGATGCTCGGGTTTACGGGAATGCTCGGGTTTCCGGTGATGTTTGGGTGTCCGGGGACATCAAAATCACTAAATAATCCTGAAAACGTCCCTTCGGGGGCGTTTTTCTCTTGACAAAGTTACCTAGAGTTCCTATATTAATCATGTAAGCGATAGGAAAGGAAACGAGACATGACCCAAGAATATGCCAACAAGGTTCTCTACACCGATGTTGAACCTTTCGAGGTTGTCGAGACTCGGACTGAGCGGAAAAAGATGATCCGGCCCATGAAAGCGACTCTGAAGCCTGACTGGAAGCCTGACATGATTCCCGGAGGTTTCGCGGCCCATACGGTCAATAACTATTCACAAGAATACGACTACGAATCCCTGCCGAACGAAGAAACCTTCGCCATCCGGCAACGGAAAAACGGAAAGTGGTTCGACAAGTACGGGAACCGCTACAACATTTCCGACAAACCCCGGCGGTTCTACGACTACAACTTCTGAGAAATGACAAGGGGGCGCAAGCCCCCTTTTTATAGGTGAAAACATGGCCAAAGCCGTCTATAACCCCGAAACCGGAAAAGTCGCTTGTGTTTTGCTGCAAGCCGTATATCGGGGCGATTTGTCTATTCCCCAATTGTTCAAAACCGAAGATTGGGAACTAGGGCCGGTAGAAGGACAAAGGATGTTCAATGCGACCAAAGAGCAATGGGAATTTATAGCGTCATTGTCAAAACAAGAACGGATCGAACGTTTCAGGAAAGCGGAAAAGGGTGAAAAATGACCAGAGAACTTTGCAAATCCGTATGTCGTGAATGTCCCTTCAAGAGAACTTCGGCACCGGGATACCTAGGGGAATCTTCAGGTGATCCATGGGACTTTCTGAGCAGTTTCAGTTTCGGAAACGGACCCCTGCCCTGTCACCTTCAGGTGAATTGGGAACGTGAGGATGCCCAAGAGAAGGCCCAGACTGCCCGGCTCTGCCGGGGAGCCATGACCATGCTTCGGAACGAAATGAAAATGCCGGATGATCCTGATTTGAAAGAAGCCTACATGTCTGTGGAACCGGATAAAGAGACTGTGTTTTCGAGTCGAAGCGAATTTATACAGTATCATCATAACCCGAGACTTGCTTCCGTCTTTCGGGATATGTTGAGATAGAAACGGATCATATAGGAAACACCGCAGGGGGGCCGTCAGGCCCCTTTTCACATTCGTTAAGGGTGTAAAGAGAACCCTCTAAGGAACCTTGTCATATCCCATACCTATCTCATATGATCCTTAAACAATCCAGATAGGAAACACCGCAGGGGGCCGTAAGGCCCTTCATATAACCATTAAAGGGAATCATCCTTACATTCACCTCTATAGGTTTCCGATAGACACACTTATCCTTAAATCCCTTCAAAGACCTTATAAGCATTTGAAACCATTCAGGGTTCTTTAAGGTTTCTTGATTTCTTAGTGTTTCTTAACTCTTTGCTGCGCAAAGGTCAAACCTTACGGTTTGACTTATTCCTATCAGGAGTCTATAACGAATCAGTTAATGATTCTTTTCATATCTTTTAGGCCAATATACCTATTATACCAAATTCCGAAAACCATGTCAAGAGTAAAAATGACTTTTTGAGAAAGACATTAAAGAGTGTGATAAAAAAACAACATAAGGTCTGTAAGACACACTTATCCTTAAATCCCTTCAGGGACTTTTCAGAACCTGAAATCATTTGAAATCATTCAGGGTTCTTTAAGGTTTCTTGTTTCTTCTAAATATTTTCAACTCTTTGCTACGCAAAGGTCAAACCTTACGGTTTGACGGGTTCTTATCAGGAATCAATAAACGAATCATTTCATATCTTTTAGGCCAATATACCTATTATACCAAAACCCGGAATCAATGTCAAGAGGGAAAATGACTTTATCCAGAAAAAATCGTCAAGTGGTGTATTCTGATTACAGGAAGGATCTTAAAGCATCCCCTGTCAATAACGATTTGGCCCGAAGAACGGATGATGATTCTATCAAGGAATCCATTCGAAACCTGATCCTGACAGATAGGGGAGAACGGTTATTCAACCCCGAAATCGGCTCTGACATTCGGGGTATGTTGTTTGAGAACATCACACCAGACCTTGTTGTCGTGTTACGCGAGAATATCCGCAACACGCTAGAGAATTACGAGCCAAGGTGTAACGTCATTGAAATCGTGGTTGACACTTCGGTTGACTCAAATTCCGTATTCGTTCGAATCATTTTCAATACCATAAATACTGAGGAACCTTCTACACTTGACCTTTTACTTGACAGGGTGAGATAAATGACCACAAAGCCTATTACCGATCTTGACTTCGACACTATCAAGGCGTCATTAAGAACCTATCTGAAAGGTCAGGACAGGTTCAAGGATTACGATTTCGAAGGGTCGAATATGTCGGTTCTGCTAGACATACTCGCCTATAACACCTATCATAACAACTTCTATACGAACATGATGTTCGCGGAAATGTTCTTGGATTCGGCTCAGGATCGTGATTCCATTAATTCACATGCCAAGTCCCTAAACTACACACCGCGTTCGGTTCGCGTGGCCCGCGCCAATATCGACGTTACCTTGAGTGTTGCCGGAACCCCGTCCTTCATCACCATTCCCCGCTATACCAAGTTCACGTCAAGAGCAGGCACGAAAACCTTCCCATTCGTGACTCTCGATTCATATACCGTTGTTCCTGAAAACGGGGTCTATTGCATCCGGTCAATGCCGATCTATCAAGGTAAGGTGGTGTCAGAGACATTTTCGGTATCTGGAAACCTTGAACAGAAATTCAAAATCTCTTCTGATAACGTTGATACCAGTACGATTCGTGTTATGGTGAGAGATAGTGCGGAAGTCGATTCGCGAAAGACTGAATATGTCCTAGAGGATTCTATCATCGGTGTTAAAACGGACGACAAGGTGTTCTATGTCGAAGCGGATGACGGCGGTTATTCTCTGACTTTCGGTCGAAATCTTTTCGGGGCTTCTCCTGTTACTGGCAACATCGTGGAAGTCACATATCTGGTGACGGAAGCCGATGAAGCCAATGGATTGAACAGTTTTTCCGCTACGGATACCATTTCAGGATATGCGGCAAGTGTCGTGACCGTATCCAAAAGCTATGGCGGCGCACCCATAGAAAGCTTGGACAGTATCCGGTTCTTTGCCCCTAGGGCGGCACAGATTCAGGAAAGAGCCGTGACCGAAAGCGATTACGGAATCCTGTTGAAAAACCGTTTTCCCGAAGTGCAGGCGGTCGCGGTCTATGGAGGTGAGACACTTGACCCGCCGCAATACGGCAAGGTATTCGTGGCGGTTGACGTGAAGAATGCGGATGGGGTATCGGCCAATGCCAAGACAAGGTTCCGTCAATTCCTGCAAGAGAGAAACCCTCTGACGATTGAGCCGGTTATCATAAACCCCGAATTCTTGTTCGTATCAGTTGATACCACAATCTATTACAACACGGAAACGACAGCCGGGACCGCCGCCGATATTCGCTCGTATGTCAGCAAGGCCATACTGGACTTCTCGGATAGCACTCTTGCAGATTTCAACAAGACCCTTCGTTTTTCAAAACTTCTGAAAGCCATTGATGAATCCGACGCCAGTATCATGTCCAACAATACTCAGGTTCGGGCCATTCTGGAAATTTCCCCGGAATTCGGCAAGACTGGCAGTTATGTGCTTGACTTCAAGAACCGTATGAAAAACTCGCAACCCCTATCATTTTCCGACAGCGCCGCTAACCATACCCCGGTCATCAAGTCATCCTCATTCGTCTATAAGGGTGCAAGCGGTTTCTTCATGGATGACGGTATCGGCGGGCTATACATCGTTCGTATCAGCGATGACAAGTTCGTTCCGCTTCTCAAGAATGCAGGGACCGTGGATTACGAAACGGGCAAGCTGACGATTTCCGAATTCGAGATAGATTCCTATACCGGAACCGGAATCAAATTCTATGCGAGAACGGCCATTGACGATATCACATCCCCGAAGACCCGGATTATAAGTATCCGAGACCAAGACGTTAACATTACGGTTCTTCCAGCGAAAGAATAATAACCTATGACAGATTTTGTCAAAACAGTTTCACACGCCATAGAAACCCAATTCCCGAACCTGTATCGGGAAGAGGGTAGAGAAATGGTCGAATTCGTCAAGGCATACTACGAATTCCTTGAAACCGACAAAGAGTCCTATCTGAACCGGGGGAAATCGGCTTCGGAATCATTCGACGTGGACAAGACACTAGACGAATTCATTGTCAAGTTCAAGAAACAGTATCTGGCGGATTTCCCGTTTGTGGCGGCAACCGACAAACGTTTCATGATAAAGCATATCCAAGACTACTACAAGTCTAAAGGAACCATTCAGGGCCTGAAACTCCTGATGCAACTTCTCTATGGTGACGAGGTTGATGTTTACTATCCGAGTTCTGATATTCTGAAACCGTCTGCCTCAGAATGGCACAAGCCGGAATATATCGAAGTTACCAGATCTCCGAAAATCAAATCCTATCTGGATCAACAGATTACGGGAACGATTTCACTTGCCAAAGCCTTTGTTGACGGTATCGTCACGAAACGAATCAATGGCAAGATCATTGACGTTCTGTATCTATCAGACGTGAAAGGGGTATTCAAGAGGGGGGAAAACGTTGTACTACCTGATGGTGAGATTGCGGACTCTCCGACGATTATCGGTTCCTTGTCGGATGTACAAATTACCCTAGGTGGTCGGGATAACAAGATCGGCGACATTTTCGACGTTGTATCCGACAGCGGAACCCAAGGACAAATCCGGGTCACGAAAACCATAGATGCGACCGGGCAGGTTGACTTTGAAATTGTCGGCGGCGGATCAGGTTACACCAAGACCGATACGACCGATATCTATATCTCGGATTCTGTCGTCTTCCTAGATAACCCCAACAAGGATTTCATCAAATACGAGAGGGTTGAACAACCTCTTGAAACTCTATCTGTTCTGTCAGGAACCGATGTTCTTTCGAATGTCGTTTATGGAACCGTTCTTGAAGGGTACAATTCATCGAATACGGTCATTGCGACCGGCAAGGTGATTTCCTCAGCCAATACGGATGCGAATGGCGTTTCAATAAGTATTCCATCGGCAAACGGCAATATCAAAGTTCTCCTGACAAGCGGTTCATTCCGATTGCAGGAACGTCTTGCTTTGTCTGGCCCTATCGGTGTGTCTGTTGGGGATATTGTCGAGGAAGAGGATCTTGTTACTCTGAATGTGTCTAATGTGACCGGAACCTATTCTGTCGGCGAAACTGTAAAACAGACAGTTACCAAGACAATCAGCAATACGGATTTCACTACAAGCTATTCATATGGGGTTATCGACTCCATCAACGGGGCGATTCTGGTATTGTCAGAATGTTTCGGTGATTTCGTGACCAATGAATCATTGGTGGGCGCTAATGGTGCTACATCAACGGTGTCGAATGTCACGGTAGATCAAGTTGGTGCCAGAGCCAAAGTATCGTCGGTTGTCGATGCCAATACCATTATCGTTGATGAGATCTTCGGAATCTTCGACGTTAATGGCGTGGTAAGGGGGGGAAAATCGCGTCTGCAAGCAACCCTGCTATCCGCGACTAATGATGGTGCAGTTGATGTCAGAATCGGGGCCAATACATCGGCCAATGCAGTTATCGACATTGTATCTGACAAGACCATTTCTGGTATCGTGATAGGACAAAACACATCCGCGATAGGGGTATATGGCAACAGCGAACGTTTCTATTCAGGCGACGGAACATTTATAAAAACCGTTCGCGATGAATTGTGGAACCCGCCGAAATTCGAGAAATTTGAACCGACATACGGGTTTCCGAATCCTGACCTTACCTATTCGGCCAATGCTTCCATTGACGATCTGAGTCTTTATTCTGGACCTGACGTGGCCAAAATCTTCAAATTCGATGTGAAACTACCTGATTTCAATATCGGCGATCCGACCGGAAGCCTGATGTCGATGGGGGGACAGACAAACGCCCTGTGGGCCGGTATCCGCAGTGACGGGGTAGGGGGATATCTCTTCCGCGTGAGAGCGGGCTACGGGGCCGCTGTAACGGCCAACACGGCCCTTATCGACGTGCCCGTGTCCCAACTACCTCTATCCGGTGACATGGCGGCGCATATCGTCTTTGGAACAGCCGGTGACATGAAGCTGTATATCAACGGATTGTTACAGGCGAGTGCCAGCGGATATGTCAAGGCGTTCGGGAATGTGCCGGGTAATTATGGCAACCCGAATGTCATTCCGGCAGGTGAACCAAATCGCCCATGGGCGGGCAAGATCCTATCTCCGCTGCAAATATGGTGGCGTCCCGAGAATGCCGATGCCATTCCCGGTAATATCAAGGAATTGAAACAGAAAGAAATCAATAGCGTTTCTACTGGCAATTCGGCAGACTTCAAAATAGGTGATATTGCCAATGAGGAAGTCGTTACTCTGAATACCGACCTTATAGGTGCGAACAATTTCGCAAACATTCCGTTTGTGAATGTGGGTCTTGATGGGTCAGGTTCGGGTGTCGGTTTCGTGGATTCCGTTACTATCTACAATGGCGGAACCATGTATTCTAATGGAACAATCGTGACCTTCTCGGGTGGCGGATATGCCAACGGAAACCCTTTGGTCGCCGCCGAAGGTAATATCACGACAGATGCTAATGGCTCAATAACCAGTATTACAGTAACCAATCCGGGCGAAGGGTATTTCGAAATGCCTGTCATGGATATAGGTACGACGAGTGGAATCACGGCCAATGTCGAACCTGTCATGGATTATGGATATGGTTTCGAAAGAAGTCCGAACGGAGATTCTTCGACAATCATTGCCGATCTTCTGACAAACGATAATTTTACGATTGGTGAGATTTCAAGACTGACTTCAATCAACCCCGGAACCGGATATAATGCCGATCCTTTCATTACGGTAAGAAACAAGTATATCGCATCACATAAACGCGGTAACTATATCATCAAGATTTCCTCATTGTCTGGTTCTTTCGTGCCCGGTGAATTGATCGTGCAGGGTGCGGTTATCGCAGATGAAACTTATATCGAAGACATGGCCGGTGTCGCTATCGAAGATATGTCCGGGACAAAAATTCTTACCATGGATTCAACCGAAGGTTCGGTCATCGAAGACATGGCCGGGGCACCTATTCTGGATATGGCAGGAGATCAGATCCAGTTGATGAGTTCGTCTATTACCCGGACATATGGTAAGGGTAAGGTAATCTCTGCCAATACCACACATGTCATAATCGAAAGAACGAATTTCCAGACAGCCTTTGTCAAGGGTGTCCATATTACCGGAAACCTGACAGGGGCTTCGGCCAATGTCGATGAAGTCGTGGCTATCGAAGATTACAATATCATGGGGGATAATGCGAATATTGACGGGGATGTCGTGTCTGCCAACGGTATCGCGGTTGAGGTGGAAGTGATCGACTCAGGATTCGGATACGAGGATCTTGGGGAAGTCACTCTGGCAAATCCGAATACCCCTTTCATCATTACCGGAAACGCGAATGTCGTCAATCACGGTAAAGGTTCGGGTTACTGGCGTAGTAATATTTCACACCTTTCGTCATCAAAGAAAATTCAGGACAGCGACTATTACCAAGAATTCTCGTATGATGTTCTATCAGGGCGTTCGCTAAATAGATACGAAACCGTTTTACGTAATGTTCTTCATGTCGCTGGCACAAAGCTATTCGGGGGTATCCGAAAGGTGACGCAAGTTGAATCCAAGGCACAGGCCAAGGATTCGGTCATTACAATAACCTAGCAAGGGAACCGATGGGAAAGCTAGTCACACCTAATTTCAGAATCAAGATGGCTGAAAACTTCGTGGATACATTCGATCCTTCGGAGAACAACTACTATTACCTGTATGCTGCCAAAAGCGACACATTTCCTGACGATTCCAATCCACCCGACATATCCCCATCCATTACCGAAACATATATTGACATTCACGATGAATTGTCATTCGGCAAAAGGGTTACGACGAATGACGTATATCGTGTTGTCAAAAAGGTGATGTGGGATAGCGGCGTGGTCTATGATATCTATGACCATACCGATATTGACTTACCCTACAAGAATTTTTTTGTTGTGACAAGCGAAAGTTCCGAGTATTCCGTGTTCAAATGTCTAGACAACAATTCTGGGGCACCTTCTACAGACATGCCCTTGAAATCCGAAACGTCACCTGATGATGAGTATTACAGAACCAATGACGGCTATGTGTGGAAGTTTTGTTACTCAATTTCTGATACAGTTTTCAACAATTTTTCTACCTTGAATTTCATTCCTGTTGTCGAGGATGTAAATGTTGCTGCCAATGCGGTTAACGGTGCTTTGGAAACCTTCATCATCGAAACGCCCGGTTATGATTACAACAGCTATGTTAGCGGAACCGTAAAGGAATCTGCTGTAGCGGGTAACAACTTGATTATGTCGATCCAGAGTGAATCACAATTATCTGCCAATACTGATTTCTACAAGAACAATACGTTCTTTATCCGAAGCGGTCGCGGGGCTGGACAGGCCAGAACGATTGCCGAATATATCGTGACCGGAAACGAAAGACGAATTCTGGTGGATAAGGAATTCGACATTCTACCAGATTTTACATCAAATTTCGACATTGGCCCGAGAGTTAGAATAACCGGAGACGGACAAGATGCCGTAGCTATTGCTACAGTCAATTCAACCTCTAATTCAATCGCCAGCATAGAGGTTGTCAATAGAGGATCGGGGTATACATATGCCGATGTAACGATTGTAGCAAATACAGGATATATCGACCTACAGACAAATCAAGCGAAACTGCCGGTGGCCGCAAAAGTTCGTCCGATCATTTCACCTAAAGGCGGGCATGGGTCGAATGTCTTTGATGAATTGTATTCAACAGGTGTCGTAATATCCGTTGAATTCAACGGGGACGAAAACGGTACAATACCCTACCAGAACGATTTCAGGAAATTCGGGTTATTGAAGAACCCATATTTCGCCAACACTGTGTTGACCCTTGAAGATACTTCAGGCTTTGCCGATGGTCAGATATTAACGCAAGGTCTGGTGACTGCGGAGATTGCCGGGATCGGGGCAGATGGTGACAATACCATTCGTCTTAGAAAGGTATTGGGACAGTTCGTTGACGGGGTTTCTGTAACATCATCAAACACGACAAATACATCCATAGCTACATCAAATGTTGTAGCGGTTGATCGGAATATCGGCACATTCAATCAATTACAATCCCTATCGGTAAACGTGACGGATCAGGGGCCGAATGGTTCGGGGTTCCTTGAAGACGAGGTTATCGACCAACCTGAAACCGGAGCGACAGGTATAGTATATTCAGCCAATAGCACAGTCATTCAGGTGGCAAACGTGAAAGGGTATTTCGGGGTTTCGGATGATGCGTCCGGTAAAGTCGCCGAAGTCTTTGGGAAGACAAGTTCCGCCGTGGCCAAGGTCAACGGCAAAGTTCTCGGAGATCTCGAAGACGGTTCCGGGGATATCCTATATATTGAGAGTATGGAGCCGATTTCACGTTCGGCAACACAAAGAGAACGAATTAAGTTCATCATAGATTTCTAAGAGGTAGTTAATGAGCCTTAACACAAACACCAACCAGTCGCCGTATTTTGACGATTTCGATGAAAGCAAGAACTTTCATCGGATTCTATTCAAGCCTTCGGTGGCGGTTCAGGCGCGTGAATTAACCCAACTTCAAACCATTCTCCAAAACCAGATCGAACGGTTTGGTGACAATATCCTGCGCCAAGGGACGGTCATCAGCGGGTGCAGCTTCAGCGAAATCCGTAATCTTGGTTTTGTCAAAATCCTTGATCTTCAAGGAAACGGCGCACCCGTATCCATGTCATCCTACAAGACCCATAAAGCCGTGGGTAAGACTACAGGTGTTACGGCTATTGTTACCGAAGTGGCAACAGGTTTGGAAAGCCAAGTTCCTGACTTGAATACTCTATTCGTCACCTATACCGGAACAGGGGCGAATGATGACAAGGTGTTTTCTGGAACGGAAACGATTGAGATTAGAGATATTGATACAGATGCCTTGATTGCTGAAGTTGTTGCAGCCGGTACAGTCGATACAGATTCCGTAGGCACAGCCTATGCGGTACGTCTAAGTGATGGCATCATTTATCAAAAGGGGTTCTTTGTTCGCGTTGACGAGCAATTGACAATCGTTTCAAAATACACGAACCTGCCAGATAACATTTCCCTAGGGTTCGTCACTGACGAATCTATCGTAAATTCCAACAACGATACGTCGCTATTGGATAATGCCCAAGGGCATCCGAACGAAAATGCGCCGGGCGCTGATCGTATCGTATTGACTCCTAGGCTTATCGCCGTGGATTCGACAATTGCAGATGATGACGAAACCTTCCTTGAATTACAGAAATACCAAGGTGGACGAATTGTCAGCCAAAACCTGACTACACAGTATTCGACCATTTTCAATGAAGTGCAGAAACGTACATTCGAGGAATCTGGTAACTACACAGTAAACGAATTTCCTCTTGCTATTACGAACAATTCAGCAAATTCATCCCTACTTGATCTTTCAGTGGGTCGAGGTCTTGGATATGTTGACGGTCGCCGTGTCGAATTGCTTGACCGCTATGTATTGCCGCTGGATAAGGCGACGGAATTCGAAACAGAAATTCAACAGAATATTACGACCAATTACGGATCATATGTAATCGTCAAGGAATACATGGGCGGCTTCTCTTATCAGAATGCCGCGACCGTTACCTTGCATGATGTGGCATTGGCTCGCGCTACGGCGGGTAGCACCGGAACATATCCTAGTGCATCGAAAATCGGCACGGCAAAGATTCGTTCGGTGATGAAACATGCCGGTACGTTAGGTTCTGCCCAGACACAATATCGTCTTTACATTACCGATATCGTCATGGATTCTGGAAAGAACTTCGATGACGTTCGTTCGGTATTCCATGACGGAAGTATCAAAGGTGCCGCCGATCTCATTCTGGAAAGCGGGCGTCCGGTCATCAAGGAACGCGCGTTCGGTTCATACATTTTCGAAATTGGCAGAAGTGCCATCAAATCGGTTGTATCGGCTACCACTGATTATGTATATCGTACGGTAAATAGTTCGCTAACCGCAGATTCCATTACCGCGAATATCGTTATCAACCTGACAGGAAACGATGAATGGCCATATGGTATCGGTATCCTGAATGATACTCAAAAGGCTGATTTCGAAGTTTT